TGAGTACCAATATCTATAATCAATTCACCAGTATTTGGATTATATGTTGTTATTCCAGAAGCTGTATGGTCAGCACTATTAACTCTAATTGCATTATCAAGACCATCAACAAATAAATGTTCATAATCACCTAAATCTCCAGATTTTCCAACATTTATAATAAATGTATTAACACCTACAGATTCTGCTCCAAATACAGCATTTTCTGCACTATAACATTCAATCCTTTCTGCATCTCTAAGTGCTGGATCAGTTGCTCTTGGATATGAGTGATCTGTATTATGTTCATCTTTTGCACATGTAAATGTTATCGCACTTAAAGCAACTCCAACAGTATTAGCACTACCTACTGCTTTAATAGCACCAGATGCAGATACAAATTTATGAATATTTAAAATAGTTCCAATACCACTTGAAGGACCTACTTTAAGATCAACTAACATATTTTTACCAACTTCAGTAGTATTTCCTACTCCTAATCTTGAAACACCAGTAACCTCAAGATTTTGATAACTTGGTGCTGAAATATCTAAAATAGGATATGTATAATTTAATCCTCCATTAACAAGAGTAAATGCTAATTCACCACCACTATTAATAGTGCTAGTAATAGTGGCACCATATCCAACTATAGATCCAATACCTATAGATATACTGTTATCAGTATATGCAGTTACTTGAGTCGCAATTCCTGATATAGGATCTTTTGTCTTTGAATCACCAACATTAACTGTAAATTTCGTAGCATCTGCATTAGAAACTTGTAATTTATTGCCAGATGCAGGGTCTCCGATATTAGATTTGCCAACATTAATTGTAAAATAATCATCTCCATCATCAATAACAGGAATATTAGGAATTCCTGCTTTAGGATCTGTTGTTCTTGGATATGTATGTTCAGTTGTATAAAGATCTTTTGAACATGTAAATTTTAAAGAATTTGTAACAATTCCAACAGTATCATTCTCCTCAATTAGACGGTTATTATTCTCATCGATATTAGTTACGAAGATTTTTAAATCTCCAGTCGCTGCATTATAAGTAACATTAGTTGGTGTTCTATTTGTATTATTTTCACCACCACTGGTTACGTAAATAGAATTGGATAATGTACTTACAAATTTATGATTATATGGCGCACGTGGATAATTATGCTCTGTAGAGTTATTATCTTTCGAGCATGTAAATGTTAAAGAATCATCATCTATTGTTATTTCATCCCCATCACTTAATCCATGATTTATTGCAAATTCAAACTGCAAATCACCAGTTGAAGCATCATATACTGCGCTAGAAGGTGTCATAGATGCTTCACCAACAACAACAGTAACAGCATCATTTGCTGCACTCACGAATGTATGATTATACGCTGGACGTGGATAACTTATTTTCGACTTATGCTTATCAGAAGAACATGTAAATACAATAGATTCATCAATGATAGAAATTTTATCACTATCAGTATACCCATGATTATCTATTGATAAAACCATTACACCAGTAGATGGATCATATGTTGCACCTGATGGTGTAAGTACATTAGATCCAACATTAACATTAAATTCAGTTGCAGTTACTCCACTAACTGGTATCCATTTATTAAAAACAGGATCAGTTGATCTTGGATATTCATGCTCAGTAGCATAATTATCCTTAGAACACTTAAATTTTAAACACTTTTCAGGAATTTTTATATAATCACCATTACTTAATCCATGATTACTTGATGTAGTAACTGACAAAATACCAACAACAGGATCATAAGTACATGTATTAATAGATCCAGTATCACCTGCTGTAATAAGACCATGCCCTGATAGAAGTTTTATAGTTAATTCTCCAGTAGAATGATTATATACTGTCCCAGGTTGTGAATTATAAAATGTAGATCCTTTTCTAATATTATCAGAACTTGAATTTTCTGGTTTATAACTATGAACAAATTGTCCTAAAGATCCTGCTTTTCCAACATTTATAACAATATTATTGTCAGTAACAGATTCTGGTCCAAATACTCTATTATATGCAGGATCAGTTGCTCTTGGATATAAGTGATCTGTACTATGTTCATCTTTTGCACATGTAAATGCTAAAGATTGCTCTAGAATACTGATGGTATTGCCAGATCCTACTTTTTTAAATGCAGCATTTGAAGATACATATTGATGAATATTAGTAATTGCCTCACTAGATCGTACAAACTTATGTACATAATCCTCAGCAGCATCTCTTACAACTAAAGATACTGGATCTATATAACCAGATCCAGAACTTAATCCAGTTTCCCAAACGAAAATTGTACCATAACCAACATAATCATGTAATACAGTTGATATTCCAACATCTATACTAAATGAAGTAGTTCCAATACCAACAATATCAAATACATCATCATTTACTGGATAAGTTTTTGTTCCATAATCACAACTAAAATCTAATCCAACAAGTTTGACTTGATTTACTTTGGGTTGGATAATTTTATATATTTCATCTTGTGGAGAATATATGGTTAACCTACCACCAACATTATCATAAGAAACTGTAGAAAATGCAACTGATTCACCTGGAGATGATTTGGTAAAGATAGGATCAACAATAGAACCTTTATTATTAATATTTAATTTTACTTTAGACGAAGCAAGTGGAGCATATCCTAAACCTGAAGTGGATCCAAGAGAAACAATAATACCACCCCTAGGTAATTGATTCATATTAATATCAGATTCTGAAATAGATGAAACACCTAAACTATCTTTTATACCAGAAAATTCAACATTAGTATTAGTTTCACCACTTAAAATTTTAAAATTATGGTTTGTAATATTTTCTGTCAAAGGTGTTTGATATATACCATTAATAAATAAAATTCCATTTCCAGAGGTTGTACCAAAACCAACTGTACTTATTCCTTGTGATCTAAGCTCAAAAGTCTTAGTTTTTCCATCAAAATAATCTGAAAAATCATCAAAAATTTCATTAGTAGTATAATCTTTTCTTAAGAATGTTCTACCACTAAAAGATGCTCTTGGTCTGGTTAAATTTCTTTCATCTTTTTCTGCCAAATCACTAATATTTCCTCTTGGAGGATTTGTGAAATGTATTTCATCATTAACGATATTATAACTACCTCTATAAAGATTAACAGATGTACCATCTGCATGAATAGTTGCACCACTACCAACAACACCTCTTGAAACCTCTACTATATTGACATCACCAGTAAAGAATAATATTGGCCCAAAAGAACTAGTTCCTATACCAATATTTTCTACCTTCATATATTCATCATCAATTTTTATAATATCTTCTGGATATATTGAACTTATGCCAGATAAACTAAAGAAAGTGTCAGTAGATCCAATAGAAGATCCAGAATTTCCAGATAATGTATAATTTATATCTGTATATAATAAAGGATATTGAGCTAAATTATTAAGTGTTATTAAAGATTTCTCTACTTTCTTATACATTTCAAACTGATGTGCATTTCCTTCACCAAGATACGTTGAAAAACTTATTGATGTTTCAGCAAGAGCATTACTTCTACTAGATGCTAACTTAAATTGATCATTATTAATTTTTATTGCATAAACTTCTGTTGATAATCCAACATTGGCATCGGTATGAATTGCACTATTACCAAGTCCAATAAATGTCGATTTTGGTGTATAAATTAATCTTTCACCTATACTGAAAAAATGATCATTTATACTAAAAATACCAGTCTCTGGATTAAAAGCATCTGAATCATATGGATCAAATGTTTTTGCATAAATTGGTATATTATTATATTTTAATGAAAACTTAGTTCTGTTTCTATATGGCGAATTTACACCATAATATCTTGCAACTCCAAAATCTTGCGTATATTTTGAAATATTAAGGTCAATAGGAAGATTTATTTCATCTAGGAAAGTATATAATGAATAATCTAACTGAGTAATAGTAATATCTGAAGTAGAATAATTAGTATTTCTATTAAATTCTAATTTTAAATTATTACTATCAAGGCTTGAATTAAATTGACCAATAGTATCACCAATTGAAACAATTGGAGCTTCAACTAAATATGAATTATTTTCATCATGAATATTTACAATTTGATGAAAAGAAATAGTATTTCCAACACTTACTCTAGCAAGACTTTTTACTGTAGTAAATAAATCACGATCATAAAGTCTTACTGTTGATGTACCAGAAGATGTTCCTGTATTAAAAACCTTAGTGTCTATAACTGCTGTTCTTTCTGCTTGATCTTGTTGTCTAGTAGATTTAAACCTATATGTTCCAACTCCTACACTACTATCACCAAATGCATATGTTTTAGTTCTTACTGTTCTTTTTTCAAGAGAATCACTATAAAAACTTAATTTTATAATATCTGATTCATTTTTAACACCAAAAGTTCCAAGACCTATAGAAGAAAGATCGGTATTTGAAGATTCAAAATTTGTTTCTGATAAAGTAACATCTGTACCATCACGTAAAGATAATAATTCATAATACTTAGATTGATTTGTGTTTTTGTCATAGACATGCGCTTCTGTTAGTAATACATCATATGATGTACCAAATGTGCATATATCTACTTCATCTATAGTATTAATATCATCACTTTGATTAATAAAAATATCAACACAATTAAATGAAGATGATGCATTTCCAGATTTATAAGACACATAATTTTCAGTTAAAACTTTAATTTCATAATCAAATTCATAAGGGTCATCTGGATAAAAACGCAAATTTAATTTACCTGTATCATCAGTAACAGGAATTATATTGCCATAATTATTCGTTTCAGATAACTTTGGTTTATTACTATATGTTTTTTCTGAAAAATAAACTTTATCAAATTCATCATATAATAAATTAATCTCTGTGAATTGTATATGATCATACCCAATATTAATATTCTGTTGAGTACTTTTTACTTGAACTAAACACTTATAAAAGGTTTTTTTATCAATTAAATCTTTTATAACTGAAAATAGTTTTTGATTTTCATCATCAAGACTACTAAACAAATCACTTATATCATCAATTTGTAATACTCTATTTGTTTCTGATGTAAAATAATCAGATAATTTTACATTTTTAAATTTTACCAATCTAGATGCAATATCTGTAGAGTGATAATCAGTAACAACATCATAATTTTTTATAGTATCAACTCTACTTTCTGATGTAAATAATTGAAGACTCTCTACAATACTATCTTTAGTTTTACCTGAAGTTGAAATTCCAATAACTTTACTATCAACTTCAGTATCTGCAAAGTTTTTAGTTCCTATTGGGTGTACAATAGAATTTACTGGAGTTTTTATTTCGTCCCAAGTTTTTTCACTCTTTACTGTATATGCTAAATTTTGATAGTAATCATTATCAGGAATATATTGACTATTATTATTAAGTTTTCCAGAATCACTAATCCACCCATATTCTTTAGTTGAAGAACCAGTAACTTTATATCTACCATTAATTAATGATACTTCAGTAATAGTTGCTATTACTCCTGATGAAAGTCCTTTAATTATATTATCTTTTTCTAATACATACCTTCCTGTTAGTTTTATATAATTTTTTTCAGATTTTTCTACTATTAAACCAGTTTTTATTTCAGTATTAGTAACACTATCAATTACACCAATTTCTTCATCATTAAAAAATTCTCCATATTCTTGTACTGCCTTAAATATTGGATATTTTCTAGAATCTATTACAGTTGCAAATGTATATATTTGACTAGTAACTGCAACTCCTGGATCACCATATAACTTTGGTATCTGTATTACTAATATACCAGGATTAGAATCTGTAGTATATGAAATAACATCAAAAAATGCAAATCCATGATCTTTTGAATTAAATCCAATACCACTAGATCCATAAGTTTCTATATTTTCAACAAATACTTTATCTCCAGCAGAAAATGGATCTTGAACAAATCCTAAAATTGGTGTTGTTAATGAACAAGTAATTATACCAGATGAACTTGAAACAACTTTATCAATTCCTACTCCATTTGAATTATTGATTGCTTTAATATCTACCAATGATACTGGAAGTCCAGTAACAGGAGCTAAAATCTCTACTTCTTGTATATTGGCATTACCCAATCCAGAACCAGACATAACTGGTACTATCAATCCTCTACTAATTTCTTTATTTGTTTCACTATCTACAACTACTAAATTAGGAGGTGCTGGATAAGATTCACCTCCATCAATAATTGTTATAGAAGAAAGAATATTAGAATTTTTTATATTTACATTCTGTGAAGAATTTATAGTTGGTGAAATGGTATTATCTACACTATATTCAAAACCAGAATTTAATTCATCTTTTGTATTAATCTTTCCTACAATTGTTGATTTTGGTTGAATTAAACATCCATTCCCATTTTTAGAATCAGAACCAGAATAATAAGGTAAATCATCATAGTAATCTCCACCAGAAATTATTTCTATATCATTTATTGGTCCTTCTACATTTAAAGACTTTGTATTATACTCTAATTTAAAACATTCAGTAGAACCATAAGATAATCTTTCTGGAATATTTTTTAAATAGATATTAAATTTTTGATCTTCTACATCTTTTATTTGATATGTTCCATTATATTGACTATTATTAGTAATAATTTTAGAAGATTCTAAAGTATTTACAGGATCTAATAAAGAATCTATTAAAGAATAATATAATATTGATGGTAAATTATCACTATACTCCAATGTTAATGATGCATCAGTAGATACTCCAACAGTACCTACTCCAACAAGAGTAAATGCCAAAGTACCTGTTTCTGTAGGAATGGATATAAATTCATTTTTTAATTCTTTATCATAGAATAATTTTAATTTATAATCTTTTAAGGAAGAATCTGATACGTCAAATACCAAATTATTATTCTTAATAATACTTATTGTTGGTTGTATTAATAATAATTCTTGATTACCAGTTCCAGAACTACCAATAGAGACAAATTTTGGTTCGGTTGATGTTGAATCTTTAAAAGTTTCTGATAATCTAATAGTATCAACATTAACTTTATTTACATAATATAAACCAGTATTTAATCCAACATTTTCTGAATTATAATAAATTCTATCACCACTAGACAATAAATGATTTTCTATTGATATTGTATTAGCATCAAGATCTATACTTGTCTCAGTATTAAAACCTATATTTCTTAAAGAAAGATATTTAATTTCTGGAATATATTTAACCGATAAACTAGTACTAGTACCAATACCAACATTTAATTGAGGTTTTATTTCTAAATCTATAGAATCATTATTCTCCAATCCATGAAAAGTTGATATAGAAACGGTAGATAAATTTTGATATATTATACCAACCTCTTCTTGATGTGTAGATTCAAAAGAATATTCATAATTATCTGATCCATTAGATTGAGTAAAATATAACCCATTTGATGTTGTTGTAAGACCAACATTTGTAACAATACCAATATAATCTTTTGACTTATTAATTGCATATACATTTTCTTGTAATACGCCATTTAAAAGCAAAGAAGATACACCATCTGGAGAAGTTACTATTCCAATAGCGGATGAAGGAGAATTTGATTTTCTAAGAATAATAGACTCTCCTGTCGAAAATCCATGATTAGGCAAATAAATTGTTTGAGTTGGTACATTTTTAGTTATTTCATTCTTACCAACATAAAAAGTTATTGGATAATTTATTCCTGGATAAGTTCCAACACCAATAGACTCTTTTGGATTAAAATATCTTTTATAATTTACTTTATTGGTATTATTCGTTACAAAACCATCAATTTTTATAGTATTTGGCAAAAATTCAACTACTTCAGTAGCAGTACTTACTCCACTAACACCAGTTTTTTTACATCTTATAATTTTTTCATCACGAAAATAATTGTATATAGTAAAATATTGATCATTAGGAAATCCTAATGATCCTTTACTTTTAACTTTAATAGAACTTCCTATTGATACAAAACTAGGATAATCTTGAAGTTTAATATCAGTAACAATTCCAGTAACATCATCATGATGCGTACCAGAAAGAGATTCTGAATTATATTGAGGAATATTTTCATCCAATACAGTATTAAAAGTTTCAACTATCGCAGTATAATCACCATTTAAAGATTGAAAATCTGTTGATAAACCAGTTATACTAATTGGTGTATTATTTTTTATATCATGTGATGGTAAAATACGAAATAAAGTTTGAGTATCACTATATGGAAGTAATTTACAATCTGTATACTTTTTATAAGTATTAACCACTGAATCTATTTTTTCACCTTCAATAGACTTAACTTTCATCGATAACCCAAATCCATTAGAAGAATCAGTTTTAAAATTCAATAGATCATTAACTTTATATCTATCACCTCTTTCTACTATATTAAAAAGATCCATAGATCCTTTTGAAATAGAAGTTATTTTAGTTATATGCTTATTTTTAGATCTATTTGATGGAAAAAAGTCATATGATCCATATTCACTTTGAACTTTATATGGAAAAGTATTTCTTAATAAAGAACTATCTTTAAAATTAAATGTATGTGACAAACTGCCGTCTATATTTTCCTTTATTACTTTTGATCTAAACTTATTTCCAATAAAATATGGAAAAAATCCTACATTTTCATTATTTGCATTTAAAACAGATGTTGTAAAATATGCATAAACACCATTTGGATACTCTGGAGTTTTGCACCATCTTCCATTATGAATATCTAAATCTCCAGAATTATCAAATTTATAATCTTCAATAAAATAACCTTCAATAAATTCTGTATTTGATGGTCTATTTTTTACATTTAAACTACTTTTTTTATAACTAGAAACCAATTTTTTTATACCACTACCTGTTAATTTTTCAGGGTCTGCATAACCAAAAGGTCCATAAATTGGATTTCCATCATAAGCCCAACCAATAATTGAAGAATGTCTATTTTCATTTTCACTAAATTGATTCTTTAATAAATCTGAATATCCAGAAACTACATATTGCAATTCACCATTATTATTATGTAAAAATTCATAAGAAGGATCTCTACGATTGTTATATTGAACACCATACTTATATGCTGCATCAACCGTTAATGATCTAATTTTTACAATGGGCACAAAACCCTTTCCACTAAAAACTGGTTTAATCGTTATATCTTCATATGAATAATTAATTCCTGGTTGTATAACTGTAACTTTAACTACTTTTTCTCCAGATATTTCTGCTCTAAGAACACCACCAATACCCTTTTTACTAATTATTTCTAAATCTGGAATAGAATGATAATCATAACCACCATAATTTACTACAACTTTTTCAATCTGACCTCCATTAATTACAGGAGTAAAAGATGCTTCTTTTCCTTGAAGTACATTTAATTTTGGAGATTCTTTTATATTTAATACGGTAGATCCATAACTATCACCTTCTTCATACAAATAAGCATCTATAATTTTTCCCTTTACAACTGGAACTAAATTAACAGTAGATTCTTGTTGAGTACCCGTTTTTAAATAATTAATAGATACTTCTATATTTGGATAACTAAAATACTGATATCCAGATCCAGTAGAACCAATAGATACATATTTTTCCCTATTATATAATGTTTTATCCGTTCCACCAATCCCAGCATTAGATAATCTAAATGAATCATCATTTATTTTTAAAATATAATAATGATTTGTTTTAGAAAGACCAGAAATACTATCAGTTTGATAATCATAACTAACTAATTCTCCGGTAGAAAATCCATGATTTTTGTAATTAATGCAATCATTAAATGTAGAAATACCAGAAGTTTTTACAATTAATTTTCTATTTTCAAATCCTTCTCCTGGATTTTCAACTACAACTGAATCTAATGTATTTTTTGGTTCGGTTTTAAACTTATGTATTCCATAATTTCCTTCTAAAGAAAATCCTATAGTGTTTATTCCAGTTCTATAATCATTTAAAGTTGGATATAATCTAACTGTTTTTGGATTTATAACCGTTACATAAAATGGGGTATTATTATTTAAATATCCACTCTGTATATTTACACCACCATATGTAGAAATACCAATTTTTGGATTATTAATATTATTAACATCATAAAAAACTTTTTGTCCATTATAGAAATTATGGTCGGATAAAAATGTAATAGTTTCGTCATCAACACTTAATCCACCACCATCATTTATTCTACGTGCATTAAAAAATACTTCTCTAGATTTTGGTTTTAATGTCCCTGATAATTTTGCATTTTTACCATTACCACCTTTTATTGTAATAACTGGATCTCTTACTTCAAATTCTATAGGATCTACATAAACTTTTTCAATAGATCCACTAACTACTGGTTGTATTTTTGCATCACCAGATTCTAATTTTAAACTAGGTGGATTTAGAACATCATAACCTGATCCTTCACTTATAATATCTATTTTATCAATAGGACCGTAATAAATTTTATCTGTAGTCTTTGGACTTAAAATTTCTACACCATTAGCTAAAATTCCTATAGATTCAGATGTAATTTCTTCACCAATTTCAGATAAACTTGGATTTGATACTATCTTCTTAAATAATTTTGCAGAAGAAATTTTTCCATTAGAAGTTTTATGTGAAAATAATGTAAAAGTATGAGTTCCTGATGGCAATGATATAGGGAGTGCATTTCCGCTTTCATCACTATTTTTTAATCCACGATACAAATAAACAAAATTATTTACTGTTATAGATGATCTTGATTTATATAATTTTATATTTACTTTATCTTCTATAGTAACATAATATTCACCTTTTTCTAATCCAGTAATAGGACTATCCCCAGTATATGAATAATAAACATGATCCCCATTAATAAATGATGAAGGCGAACTTAATTTAACTGTAGTATATGCTTCTTGTAAAGTTATGTAATTAATTACACTATCTGCACTTGATTTTGTAATATCTTTTGTTATTTCATAAGATGGAAGTGAATTAGAAGCGATATAGAAATTTTTAGATTCTTCTTCATAAAAATTGATAATATTTGATGTTAAATTATTATATTCTAAAGGCACTAAAGAACTAGAAGAATAATCTAATTTTCTACGAATATCATACTTTCGATCTATATCTAATAGAGATGTATCAAATTGTTCATTAAATAATATTACTTGCCCATCAAATCCTTCAATAGTTAAATTAGAATAATTAGAAATACCAATTTCTGTATTTCTTTTTAAAAGTTCTACTTTATCACCAACTCTTAAGAAACTTTTATCTATTGAAGATTTTGTAGTTGCAGTAGAATTACCATAATCTATAGTATCTAATTCAATTCTTACACTTGTATTGTAAATTAAACTATTTGCAACTATTTCATTAATATCTTGTTGGTCTATTTCTAGACTGTTTTCAATATTTGCTCCAAAATGGTCTACAAATATTTTTTCATCGATAGCATTTATATGAGTTTTATTATTTGAAGTATCTAAAATAATATCTGATATAGATCCTAATAGTCTAAATTCTACTTTTTTAGAAGTATCTCCATTTTCATAAGCAAAATATGTATCATTAGAATGAACATTAGATGTTTTAGGTATATCTAAATTAATATAAGTATTGCCAGATGTATAACACCCTAAAAATGAATTTAATGTTTTTTCAGTATAGAAAATTTCATTATTTTTATAAAAAATACTACCAGATTCTAAAAATCCAATAGTAGAATCTACAACTAAAGTTTTAGAATTATCTGTTGTTTTAACATTTTCAACTAATTTTGTTGATGGTGTAATAGTAAATAAATTATTTTTATCATCACTAGATTCATCATATCCAATATACAATAAAATTTTATAAAATGTTTTAGTATCTCTGGTTAATATCTCTATTTCAGAAACAGATCCGAAAATATCTGAATTATTAGTCTTTGTTAATTGCTGTCCATTAATATTTAATGGTTCATTACCAGATACAAGTTCTACTAATAGTTCTCTTCTTCTACGAAAATCTGAATTCGATGATTTAATAACATATTGTTCTAAATCAATAATTTTTGGTTCTATATTAAATAACGCTTCAAATAAAATTCTAAATGATTCTTTACTTCCTTTAGTTTTATAAAGAGAAGTAGTATTCTTTAAAAAATTATTTACATATAAATCTTTATGTAATTCACTTGATTCTAGTTCAGTTAATAAAGAATGCTTTATTTTACTATAAAATTCATTTAAAAATAAAACACTTAGATTAATAACTTTAGTTCCACTAGTATGGGACTCTATTTTAGAAGAAGTAAACGTTAAATTCTTCCCAAAACTATCAATTCCACTAAAATATCTAATACAATCGACAAAACTAGTAGATGTTTTAGATTTATATGCAATAATTTCATTATCAATTTGAATTAACCCATATTTTCTTGGAAATCCGCTTGTACTAGATACAAAAATTTCCGATGTTATTCCTTTTACATGATCTTGAGTAACATCTTGAGTTAAACTAGTGGATGCATTTAAGACATCTGGAGTTAAATTATCTAATTTTAGATAAAAAGGTAGATTCTCAACAATATCTACATTTCCCCCTTGTATTTCTTGAGAAATATAATATTGTTTTAAAAATTCCGAAAATTTAGGATTTTCAGACGATATAAATTCAGGTATCTGATTATCTAATATATCTGAAATTTGAACTTTATTTTCAAAACTTGCCTGTATCATATTAATTCCTTATTAGACTTCCATTAGAGTAACTTGATTTATAATAATTTTTGGTAGAGAATAAAACACCAGAAACATTTTCACCTGATGAAATAACATCTTTAATCATATTTATTTTACTTTTTGAAACATCTAATGATAGATAAATGTTCTTTATTCCAATCACATCATTTGATTCTGGGAATGCTTGAATTTCAATTATATTACTTGGTTTTTCAGTTTGAACAATATTAATACTATTTAATTTAATTTCCCCAGTAATATAATTAACAGTTCCTGCAGATTGAACAATTATTCTTGGATTTACTTCAGGATTTAATGATGGTTTAACTATTGCAATAGTACCTGTTTTTTTACAATTTGGTATATCAGTAAAATAAACAAATTCATTTCCAGTAAGTGTTGAATTAATCTTAAAACCTGTTGATTTTATATTTTGACCTTCAGGATTTACATAAAATTGATTTCCAAAACATAATTCATATTCTGCAAATTGATTTAATAAAACATTTAAATTTCTTCTAATAATTACCTTTGTAATGTTAGAAGTAATTGCTTCATCTGTATCATCAATTAACTTAATTGATTTACTATACTTAAATCTTCCGCCATATTTGGTAGAATACAAAGAATTACTAAATGTTGTTAAAGAATTTTGTACTTTTGATTTAATTGTAAGAGGTGTAGATGATTTTGTTGGGTTATAATAGATTGAAGAATCAAGTTCAATATAAAGAACTTTAATATCAACTATTTTTTGATTAATTCCTGTAATACTATATTGTTTTAACTTTGATAAAATTAATTGTTTATCAAAATCTGAAACATATAAACCATTTTTAGGTTTAATTGAAATATTTACTGATCCAAATTCTGGTGGATCTAACTCTTCTCCACCAACTACATTAACAATTTCTGCATTTGGATAGATATTTGTTTTAATAATTGCTTCATAATCGTTTGCTGTTACAGTACGATGTTGAGCTGAATATAATCTAGGAGCATAATGTTTAATTGAATCAATATTTTCAATTTCTGAACCATTTCTTGATATTTGATTTGTAGTAATAATTACTCCACTACTATTTGATGGTGATATTGGTGCTTTATTATTATTAAAAACTGTTCCGGCAAAAGAAAATTCAGAAACACCATTACCACTAGATCCATCAGTAACGATATAATCAACAACAACTTCCGAATTATTTTCTAATTTTTTACCAAAAATACCATCACCAAATAATAATTCATATTTTTCATCTTTAACTTCTTGAATTAAAAATATCTCAGAATCTTTATCAACCGATGTAATATTATCAACTAAAGAATATTTTCTACCTTCTCCAGTAGAATTAGGATTTTTTACTTTTACTCTGATTGTACTTACATCAATATCAGGATTTTGTAAAATAAATCTTTGATCTAATGATCCATCTACAGAAAATACCTTTTTTAAATATCTACCTTGATAAATTGTAATATTTGAAAATTGTGCTGTTCCATTAGTTACAGTAGAAGTAATTTCTTCACTAATAGAAAAAATATAAGATGAATTATCTGATTTTCCTACACAAATTAATTCTGGTTGAAGTGTAAGTGTAGGTGTATTATTAGTAGTGTCTATATTAAATGATACAATTGCTGTAGAAGCTTTTTTAGATCTTGGTACATATCCAATGTTTCTTGCTAATGAAACAACATTTTCTCTTATAGTTGCAGAATCTAAAAAGATTTCATTTACAGCTAAATTTGAGTTAAATGCATTGATATATGTATTGTATGCTAATGTATCGATTAAGATTGAAAAGTTTGACCCTTCAAAATCATAATCAGTAAAACTAGAGTTTGATCTTAAATAATCTTTAATTGATGTCTTTATTTGATCGAAATCTAAATTTGTGTAGTTTGTAAAAGGCATTTTATCTCGTTGCCTCTAAAATAAAAGTAAATTCTTGTGTTGGAAAGTCTTGACCAATAATATCAAAAATAACTGTCACTTCAAGACTATTATCATCATAAAGTTCATTCACATCAACTTGTATATTTTTAACTCTTGGTTCAAAATTATTAATTGAATTAATAATTTGATCCCTAATAACACCAATTGTTGCATAATCTGGATTATTAAAGAGCATTGCTCTAACTTTACTACCAAAAGAAGAATTAAAAAAACGTTCTGTTGGTATTGTAGAAACAATATTACGAACTGATCTTATAATTGCCCTTTCATTTTTTAAGGTAGTAAGATCTTTTGTTACTGGATGTGGTTCAAATGATAAACTAATATCCTTAAATGATCTAGATATCCTTTTTATTGCCATTCTAATAGGATTTTAATCTTGATTTATTTATGACTTATTATCTATTTATTCATAATAAAGGGAAAAAGTTATTTTTTTCCTTTTAATTTCGCAGCACGTTGCCTTAGATCATCCAATTCTTCTTCACTTTGATTTGGATTCCTCTTATGACCAGCACCACGTGGATTTATATTTCCTGTTCTTTTAAGAGCATCTTGTTGCTGTTGTTTTAAATGTCTTCTCCATCTTTTTCTTTCTTCTTCTTTTTCTACTTCACGTCTTTGTTGTTGTATACGATTTCTCATACTATCAACTTGACTTTGAGTAATTCTTTGACTAATAGGAGATAATTTTGCTTTCTTTGCTCTACCTGAAGAAACATTCTCTTCAATTTTATTTTGTTCCTTAGGATTATCAATAAATTCGTTATATGATTTCATAAGAAACTTTATATAGGTGGTGATTTTTATTATTTATTTCTTTTTATTTTCCTTGACCTCTATATGGTTTTCGAGATTTGTTGGAAGATGATGAAGCATACTTTGTATTTTTACCATCTCCTTGACGAGACTTTTTTGGTTTAGACTGAACACAAACACTATTGCTACTATATAATGCCATAAGATTTAATTCTCCTGAATAATTTTAAATGATACTGAATTGGGATGAGGAATCCCAGTTTTATAAAATTCCTGGGCATAATCTTCCAAAATATCAAAGTATTTTTCCTCTGAAAGATTAGAATGTACTTTTTTATTGTCGATATAAATGTTATATGTCTCTGTTTTCATGCTAAATGATTCTAGTCTTTTCATGACCTACTCTAACACGAGGATCGCACCAAATTTCAAATCCTTTCTCTTTTGCATCTAAACAGAAACTTACATCTTCACCACACATATCCTGTACTTCACCAGATTCAAAGACTTGCATCTTTGGTGCAAACCAAGGATATTCAAGATTCTCAAATACTCCTTTCTTAATTAAAAGCCACCCAAATCCAGTATAATCAACAGTAAATGGTTTACGACGCTTTGAAATACTCTCAATAGTCTCATGATTCATTACACCATTGTTATTACGGAAATCATCTTCCTCTAACCAATGTGCAACAGATGTTGTCTTACCATCTTCAGTACAATACCAACCTCCTGCAATATCTTTTTCCATTAATAAGATTTGCCAGAATTTTTCGGTGTTGAATACAATATCACTATCAATCCATAATTGATAATCATATTCTAATTTACCATCCCATGGAATTTGCTTTGGTCCTCTAAGAACATTTGCACCAAGACACTTACATCTTGCAAAATTCACCATAGAACTATAATCTTGTGAAATTTGTATGCTTGCTTGTGCTTTTACAAGATCAAAACATAATTGTACAAAACTCTTTAAAAATGTATATGAAACATTACGTCCTGGTAAACAAAAAACTATTGTTTTTCCTTTAACCAATTCTAATGCCTTCTTATAATCAAAATCCTCTTCTTTCTGCTTTACTGGAGGTTTTGCTTTTACAGTAAATCCTTTTGGCATAATGTTTAATTACCTTTTATCATGATATTTTATCAGTTTATTTATACTTTGTCAATTATTATTAAGGTATGCAAGAATCTCTTGTATAAAGAAAAGATGTAATAACGTATTTGGTATCTACTTTTGGTGTAACTGCCCTATGAGGAAATGTCCAAGAAGTTGGAAACATTATTAATTGTCCTGTCTTTGGATATATTTTTCTTCCATGTGCAAATTCTGTATAACCACCTTCTGTAATATCATTTAAATACCAAACACATGCAACAACTCTAGACCAACCACTATTATTATAACTTCTATCACTATGCCAAAGAAAATAATCTCCTGGTTTATATCTTTTTACAAGATATCCACTATCTTGTAATTTATTAGAATTAAAGAAAATTGTATTAGATACTTTTATTTTTTCTAAGTATTCTTTTAAATTATCATCACTAGATTTAAAGAGTATATTATCAATATCTTTCCAATCTTCTAGATTACTAATACGAAGATCTACACATTTTTTTACGTCTTTACTGTTACCTATAACACCCGATCCAACACGTGTTGGATCGATACCTTGTTTTTTTCTATCGTCTTTTTCAAATCTTTTAATAATGTCTTTACATACTTTTTTACTAAGAGCATTTGGATTTACATGAATAAGGTCATCAAAAGTTTTCATTTATATTTTTTAATATGAGTGATCTTCTAGACAAGAAATTGGACTT